TGATATTTTTGTACAATCGACTTCAGTCAATCGTAAACTCAAAAGTGGAACCAAGTTCCTTTACGAAGTGGCTGACGACAGATAAGGATTTAAAATGGCAGATTTAGAAGCTTACAAGTCACTGGCCGCATTTTTGAATAAAGATGAAGTGGCCAGTGACGATATGATGAATGTGGTCCAATTGGGCTACAGAAAAAATGAAATCGTTTTCAATTATAACAATGTCGATTACGATTTGGCCAGTGATTGGGATGATGAAATTCATCGTTATGATGAAGACAAACCTCAATATTGGTTTTGGCAATTTGACAAAAAGGACGAATACGCAATTTTCGTCGAAGGATATTATGATTCATGGGCTGGCTCAGAATTGTCAGAACACGAATACAAGGTCGGTAAGGTGATTCCTCATGTTGTCACATACACTGGCTTTGAAGAAATCAATTAAAGGGGTCCAATGGGAGTAGAATATAGCGAAGGCTACAAACAACGAGCTCGAGAACGTCTCGAACAACTCGAATCAATGATGACACCAAAAGCTTTGGAATTTTCCAAACTTGTGTCTGAAGCCTTCGATAGAGCCGGTGTCACCACTTATTATGGTTTTGACAAAGAAGAGAAGAGAAAATCTAAGGAAAAATAGCTCTTTACTTTGAATCTTGCGCCATATATAAGTGATACGTACTCTCTAACAATTAAATGGTGCACAATATGTCAATAAACTTAAGAACCCTTGTTCTAAACCCAAACTTCATGCCTGTTTCTGTCTTCCCAGATCTTTACACGATCCCGGTTGAGGAATCAATTGCGCGTTATCTGAACGGCAATGCGGAAGTTGTGTTTTGGCACGATCGTTTTGTTTTGACACCATCGCGCCATGATTTGAGATGGCCATCAGTCATCATCAATAACAACACGCGTTCCTTCAAGAAAGAAATCAAGCTGAAGCGAAGCACTCTTTATTACAGAGACCACTGTCAGTGTGTTTACTGTAATCGAGACATGAGCATCCACGAAATTACTTACGACCACGTTATGCCAAAAATCCGTGGTGGTGAGCACAAGTGGGAAAACGTCTCATTGGCTTGTAAGGAATGTAATTCAAAGAAGGGTGACTCATTGCCAGTCGGTAAGTGGGAGCCAAAGCGAAAGCCATACACTCCTACTTTCTTTGACTTGCTTGAAAAGAGAAAGAAATTTCCGATCTATGTCGATGATGAAAATTGGAAGCAATTTTTGCCAGGTTTCACCAACTTTGTTCTTCGGACCAACAAATTCAAGGTGGTTGCGAATGAAAACGAAATGGAAGATGCTGCTTAAGAATTCACTTGTAATTCTTTTGCTACTTTCAGGCTTATATGTGGCGTGGACCAGTAATCTAAACTGGCCCACGTCCAGTTTAATGACTGCTATTTTTGGCATATGGATATTCAATCTCATTGTGGAGATAATTGATTGAAATACATCATTTTGGATTTGGATGGTACAATTGCTTTGGGCGGTGAACGTCAAATTTTCTATTGGACCGAACCAAGAAATTGGAAAGCAGCAGTTGCAGGCATCATTTATGATGATGTAATTCAACCAACCAAAAAACTGATTGAACTTTTTATTGCGGACGGATATTCAATCATTGTTCTAACAGCACGTCCTGCGAATTGTCGAAATAATTGTATTTCTTGGCTTGAACGTGTCGGCATTCCTTGGGTGGATATGTATCTTCGACATGACGATGATGATCGGGAAGACTATGTTATCAAGGAGGAGTTTCTTAAGGAAATGATTGATAAGTATGGCATGCCTGAGTTTGCTTTGGAAGACCAGCCGGAAGTGACAAGAATGTTCGCCCGGAATGGAGTTTTCACCTTTGGCATCAACCGACCAATTGGACCACATCCTTGAATCAATCTTTGAGTCCTGTTTCAAGTACACTGAACGTAATCCAACAAAACCTATTCAACATTGGCTGAAAAGCAAGGCTCAATGTAAGAAATACAAAACACTGGAGCTTTACCTAAAGCAAGATGGTAAATGTTACCATTGCGAAAAACCAATGCTTTACAAGGCAAATATTCATCATCCTTTGAAAACTAGTCTTGATCGAATCATTCCTGGATCATATGGTGGTGGTTACAAAATTAGCAATCTAGTTCTCTCCTGCATGACATGCAACAAGCAGCGTGGGGATAAAACCATTGAAGAATACAATGAGTGGAAATCCGCCCAATAACACGCAAGATAATGCTTTTCTTTCTTCTCCAAATCAGGTATAATGTTTTTGTAAGTAGGAATTAACTCTTCTGGAGAAATCCCGTGAAGCTCGTCATTGAAACCCAGTATAATGAGAACTATGGTGCTCACAACTGGAACGGTGAAGGTGAATGCCCGCAGTATTGGAAGAGCAAGGGTGGTTCGACATATGTTGTCGAAAATTTCGTGCCCGACTTTGATGACCTTTCAAATCAGGTTGCAAAGCTGATCGTGCTCGCCAAGATTGAGCATCGTGACGAAGCTTCTGAGGAATATGTGATCGACTGGACGGTCGAGGATGATTCCTATGAAACTCATAATGAAAAGCGCGATAACGAGCTCGAAGTTGAAGACGAGTACTATGCGAAGGATGTTCGCTGGTGGGATTACCGTCTGAACCAAGAAACTGGTGATCGCAGCCAGAAGTTCCGTGGGTATGATGGTAAGATCTACCTGCGCACTTGGCCGGTGAACGGTGAATTCTCAGAAAAGGAAATTGCATAATGGTTGCGGTTTGGGCAATTTTGAGCACTCCGTTTTGGTTGTTCTTTCTGTTTTGGACGTTCCTCGGGTGCTTTGCCAATGATATCACCATCAAGGGTAAGCAGGTTTATGGTTGGGAACGCATCGCGATGAGATTGATTGCATTGATAATCGGTTTCGTCTGCGCTCTGATCGCCCTTTGGATGGATGGTGCCTTTGCATGAAGAAAGCTGATGAACGCAGACAACTCTGGATCGATGAGACCCAGATGTTTCAGCGGATCGCCAAAGTTGCGGTGACACCTGCTGATGAACTTGGTGCTGAATGGGACAAGTTCAATAAACGTCAGCGAGATTTCAATGTTCAACATATCCAGACGCATCAAATTATTCAGGATGCGGCAGTGAAGGTTGGAAAATCGAGGAATTCGTGATGGCTAAGTTGACCGACAAAAATGCGATCAAAGTTGCTTTGTTGGTTGCCATCGACACCGAAGAATCTTTGGTTGATGCTTATCGTTCGCCTCACACCGGAAAAGTTGATGAAACCGAACCTGGTGTTATTATTGCTCGTAACAGGATTTTCGCTTTTAAACGTGTTCTGAAGCGTTATTATGGAATTACTGAGTCACCTGATCCGTTGAAAGATGCTAAGGTCATTTCTCTTTCGGATTTGATGAAGGGCAAGATTGAAGATCAGGATTGAGTATGGATTTATTTGAATCAAGTTTGGTCGAATTGACCAAAAGCATCATGTCTGAGAATATCACATTTGCTGAGGTTGGTGAGGATGAAAAAATGCCGTGGCATAAACGGCATTATGAGAAAAGAATCTCTAAGGTCATCCTTTATTTGGAACAGGAAGGCAAGTGTTGCTTTTGTTCCGTTCGAATGTATGCCCATGCTAGTGGTAATCCCAAGCAGGATTCAGCTACCATTGAACATGTTCAATGCAGGCAGCACGGCGGCAAGGATGATATCAGCAATTACAAACTTTCCTGCTATATGTGCAACAATCTTCGTGGCACAATGGATTATGACGCATTCTTTGAATTGATCCAAAAATACGGAAGAAATGGCTATAATTTGATCCAAAAAGCAGTTAAAAAGGATAGGAAGAATCAAGCTAAGGAACGCAAAAAAGCTAACGAGCTTGAGCAGCAAAGAATTGCTAAACTGCTTGGTGAAGAGAAAGCTAGGAAGAAACAAGAAAATAAGCAGCGCATGATGTTTGAGATGGCATATGGCGCATTGTACAAGTCGGCAATCTATAGGAAAGCGGCATGATCTACGATTTTGCAAATATCAAGACGATCGATCCAATCCTTGAAGTAATCAAGGACAAGCCAGAGTTCATCGTTGCAAACCGTGATTGGTACAATATCGTCAATTACATGGTGAACAAGGAAGACACGTTTCCAAATATCACGTCTCAGACCAACAAGAAGGAATTGCCAAAAGCTGTCCTGCTTCGCGAACTTCGTGGCATTGCGTTTGACGAAAATGGTGAAATCATCCATCGTTCATTGCACAAGTTCTTCAATTTGAATGAACGTCATGAAACGATGCAACGTTTGATTGATTTCAAGGAACCACATGTGATGCTCGATAAGCTGGACGGTTCTATGCTTCGTCCATTGTTTAACCGTCAACACAATGGCTTCCGTATGGCAACCAAGATGGGTGTGACGGATGTTGCTTTCAATGCTGAGGTTTTCGTTTCTGAAAATCCAAAGTATTTCAAGCTGTTTCGTTATTGCTGGGATAATGGTTTATCACCAACTTTCGAGTGGTGTTCTGAGCTCAATCGTATCGTCATTCTGTATAAGGACGACAATTTGGTGTTGACTGCTATTCGTGGACTTCACGACGGTAAGTACATGCCATACCATGAGATGGTTGATCTTGGTGCAAAGTTTGACATTCCAGTGGTCGGTGCTCATGACTCAGTCACAGACATCGATGCTTTCTTGGCAAAGTTGAATGATTACACTAATATCGAAGGCTTCATAGTTCGTTTCGACACCGGTCAAATGTTGAAGATCAAGACGGATGAATATTGCTTGCAACACAAGTCCAAGGATATTGTTTCCTCAAAGAGGCAAATCATTGAACTCGTTTTGGATGAGAAAATCGATGACATCAAGCCGCGCTTGATTCAAGAAGATCTCGACAAGGTTGCCGGTGTAGAAAAAGAAGTTTTTGATGTAATTCAATCAATGTCCACGAAACTGAATGACGTGCATGCGCGTTATAAGCATATGGACAAGAAGAACTTCGCTCTGAACATTGCTGACAAGTTGACTCCTTTCGAAAGAAAGGGTTTCTTCTCAATGATGGACGGCAAGCAGCCAATTGAATTGGTTCGTCAATTCTTGAGGTCAAATGTTGGCAACAACGTAAAGCTTCAAGCCCTGAAGGATCAGTACAAGGTCTTCGTTGACGCGGAATGATCCGATTCATCTTCTTAGCTTTGGTTCTCATGGTTTTCTTCTTCCTTTACATGAAGGAAGTGAGTGACCATGAGGACCGTCTTTTTGAACAATATTGTGTTCAACATATTGATCCGGTTTGTGATTGGAGATTACAGTGAAAAAGTACGAATTCAAGCAGGTATTTACCAGGGATTTGGTTCAATACGGTAAACAGGGATGGAATATTTGTTGTGCCAGTGAATCAATCAATGGTTACACTCATTCTTTTTGGATGAGTCGTGAGATTGAAGAAGAACGCAAGGTCCCTGAATTCAATCTCCCTGAAACTGCTAATCCGGAGTGGATTGAAAAGAACAAGGAAGCTTTGTCGAAATATTTCAGCCAAACATCAGTGCTTCCGACTGGAGAGTAATATGAATCGAAATGAAGTTGTCGCGATCACTATCATTGCTGTTTGTAGTATTTTGACATTTACTATTTTTGGAGTTTTCCAATCAGAGAAACTCACAGCGGAAAAGATGAAAGCTTGTGTGGAGTCTGGTCAACATTGGGTTGCTGATCCTGATAGATGGGCTGTTGTCATGGAATGCCGCAATGATTAGTCATCATCCAAGAAACACTGTTATTGGTGGTGAATATGAAGATATGACTTGGCAAAAGGTCAAAGCAGGCAAGGAAGTTAAATTTGGTCCATTTGCCACTTATGAAGAAGCCTATGATTGCTGGAAGGCAAATATGTGGCTAAATGTGGACAATGCTTTGTTTAGGTTGAAAATCGTATGATTGATTATGGGTTGCTGCAGAAATCTATAGATTTCTATGAAAAGGCTGGATTCAAGAGAATAGAATCGCCTTGGCTTGTGTCTGAAGCCATAAATAAAATCACTGCTCCAGAATTTGTTGAGCAGTATTATGTAACCAAGGGTGATAAGACGAAAACGTTTGTAGCATCCGGCGAGCAATCGTTTTTGTATCTGATCAACAAAGGATTTTTGCCTGAAGGTTCGTATCAAACAATAACACCTTGTATGCGAAACGATGTTTTCGACTCTTGGCATACAAAATATTTCCTAAAAAATGAGTTGATTATTTTCGGGAAATCAGCTAGCAATAAGTTTGCCGTTGACTCTATTGTTGATTTGGCTGCAAGCTTTTTCAAAAATCAGATTTCCAAAGATCACAAGGATGAATTGGAAATTGTAAAAACACCCGATGGATTTGATATTGAATTCCATGGTGTTGAGCTTGGTTCATATGGTCATCGTGAATGTGATTTTGCTGAGTGGATTTATGCCACCGGCTTGGCTGAACCAAGATTTTCAAAAACAATGAAAAGATTTGATAGGTGATGAATGGGTTACCATAAGCGTGAAATCAAGAAGGGTGTACTCGGTTATTTTTCCAAGATACGTGAGGAATTTGAAGAGCTAGAAGATGCTCTTGAACAAGATAATCCAGTGATGGCTTTGGTTGAATTGAGCGATATGGTCGGCGCAATTGAAGCATACACTATGAAATATCATAACATTGATATTGATCAACTTTTAAATATGACCAGAGCGACACAAAGAGCGTTCAAAGATGGGTCAAGAAAATGAGAATTTATGGCATCCAAATTACGAGACGCAATCAAAAGAGGACTGGTTAAAGACTATCCTTCATGGCTACCTGAAAACCTTCATTATGAAGTCATCATGGGTTCAATGGCTTATGGTGTTTCAACAGACTCATCCGACATGGATATCTATGGATGGTGCATTCCACCTAAGCAAATGCTGTTTCCGCATTTAGCTGGCGAGATTGAAGGATTTGGAACTCAAAAGCCAAGATTCAATCATTTCCAAATGCATCATGTTGTTGATCATCGCAAGAATACGGAATACGACTTTTCAATTTACAATATTGCAAAGTATTTCCAGCTTGCTATGGATAACAATCCAAACATGATTGATAGTTTATTTGTTCCACTCAACTGTATCACACATATGTCAAAAGTTGGTCAGATGGTGCGTGAACAAAGAAGAGAATTCCTTCACAAAGGTTCATTCCACAAAATGAAGGGATATGCCTATGCTCAAATGTCAAAAATTGAGAATGGTGCAAATAGAAGTAACGAGAAACGAAAAGATTCAGTCGACAAGTATGGCTATGACGTAAAGTTTGGTTATCATTTGGTACGACTGATGGATGAAGCAGAACAAATTCTGACATATCACGATCTGGACTTGCAGAAAAACAACGAACAGTTGAAAGCAATCCGTCGTGGTGAAGTTTCGTTCAACGAACTCAAGAAATGGTTTGCTTCAAAGGAAACCCAATTAGAAACGTTGTATGCAAATTCAACGTTGAGACAGAAGCCTGATGAAGGAAAAATTCGTCAGTTGCTTGTAAACTGTCTAGAAGATCATTATGGATCACTTGCTGATGCAGTTCGGGTTGAACCCAATTACGCTGCGATGGGCGAGGAACTTCGTAATGTACTGAAAAGGTATGGTGTATGATGAAAGTATTTTGGTGGTTGATGAGCTTCAAACTTGTCAACTGGTTAGTGCTTCACCTACCCATACCGATTTTTCTTGGTCGTTATGCTGAGCTCACGATGAAAGAAGATAAGTATGACTACATGCTGCTTCAAGAATATATTAGAATACAAAAATACAAAGCAGATATGCAGAAAGAAGAAGAATGGCAATCGGAACCGCATCCTACTATGCTAGAACATTGAACGGAAGAAAAACGTCCAGTGGTGAAAGATATAACGAAAATTTATTGACAGCTGCCCATAGAAAGTATGCGTTTGGTACTAAATTAGAAGTGACTAATATAAGAAATCATAAAAAGGTTGTTGTAAAGGTCAACGATCGCGGACCATTTGTTGGTGGAAGAATCATTGACTTATCAAGAGCAGCCGCGAATAAAATTGGTATGTTACAAACTGGTACTGCTAAAGTTTCAATTAGGAAGCTTTAGAACCACAGGGTAGAAAAATGTCACAGAAAATCTATGACGAAAACGGGAAGCTAGACGTAGAAAAGATGCTAGCTAATGGTTGGGAATACAGAGATTTTCCATGGGTTCACGAAAACTTGTTTTGCGAATTGGTGAAGCTTTTAGACGAAGATGATCTGATTATCATGGCAAAAACTGAAATTACGGAAAATCAACAAACAGGTTCCTTCAAAAGAATTAGAGGTCAATTTCTTCTTTCTGATGAAGGTTCGCAAAAACTTAGAGATTGGGTTGATACGAACACAGCCTTAATTACGATGCAAACGAGTGATTTATCTAATGCAAACAACATCATCGCAATCTGACAAGATCATTAAATATCTTCCAGGGATAACCAATTACAATTCCGGGAAGATTGGAACTAACAAAGGTGTTATTGTTGACACCGAAGCTACAGACAAAGACCCTAAATCAGCAACGCTCATAGAGTTGACGATGCTGCCTTTCACGTTCACAGATGAAATGGAAATTTGTGAAATCAAGAAACCAGTCACATTACTCAATGATCCTGGCGGTCCACTTTCCGATGAAGTCAAAAAGTTGACAGGTCTGACTGACAAAATGTTGCGCGGTCATTCATTGGATTATGAGCTTATCATCGATACAATGAATGACAATGAAATCACTTTGGCGCATAATGCCAAATTCGACAGAACGATCCTTGAACGTCATGTTGCAATTCCAGATTACATTTGGGGATGTACCATGTATGACATTGATTATGAAGCAAAATTGATAAATTCAAGAGCCCAAGATTACATTGCATTCCGTAATGGATTTTGGTATGAAGGACATCGCTCTGAAGAAGATTGTCGGGCATTAGCTCACATTTTGAATTCAAAGTTCAATGGTGTTTCTTATTTCCAAGAACTCATGTTGAAAGTGTATGAATCAACCTTCAAAATTATCTTACGTGATACTGAGTTCAATGATAATTCATTGATGAAAAAATTCAAGTTCAAATGGGATGGTGTTGAAAAATACTGGTTCCGCCCTTTCACCACCGAAGCTGAAGGTGAACAAATTCGTGAAGAACTTTTTCCGAAATTGACTAAATATTCAGCGACTAAAGTCGTGGAGGATATTAACAAACGATATAAAGGTTGAAATGATTTTCTATTCATTAGTTGTTGTGTGCATCATTCTATTCATTTGGCAGTATAACACTGCTCTATCATCCAGCAAGGTTATGAGAATGCTTGGTGAACTTTCGGATGAAGATTCAGAAAATATGGATGAGTTGAGAAGAATCATGCATTATCATTTAGCACCAATTCCATCATTGTGGTTCGGATTTAAACATTGGTTTGTTCCATATCATAGTCCACTTCAATATGAAAGATTGTCTGATTTTCAGTAATTTACTATTTACTTTTTGATAGAGATCAATTATATTTGTAGTGTGAGATTGAGGTGTAAAATGTTTAAGAAGGCTGCGTTCGTAATTGCTGGTTTGCTGACTGCGACGCAGCCTTCATTCGCAAGTCCGCCCGATGTTTTCGGTTCCGTCGCGATCAAACTCGGTAATGTTTCGATCGACGAAAAGTGGTTGCCGATTCAAAAAGAAATCGACGCATGTGTTGATGGTAGTTGCTTCACTCCCGAATTCAAAAAGTTCCTCGCTGGGTTGAAAGGCAAGACCTTTAAGGATCAGCTTGAAGCGATTAATCTCCATGTGAATCAAATCATCAAATACAAAAATGACGTTGATGATGAATGGACAGGTCCTGGCGAAACCCTTGCTCGCGGTTATGGTGATTGTGAGGATTATGCAATTCTCAAGTTGACTGCATTGCGCAATATTGGTATTGATTCCCAGTATCTTGCGATGGTCGTTGTGAATTTCAAAGGCACTGATGGCAAAGTCAATTACCATGCGGTAACCACGGTTTCAACAAATTTCGGTTATCAGGTTTTGGATATCGTCACCAACGCGGTTTATAACGATTCAACCAACCACGTTTACTTTCCGTTATACTCTTTCAGCGATAATGCAGTTTATATCGCTGGAAGGAAAGTGAGCAATGGCAATTGATGAGCTTGAGGAACTCGTAAACAAGGAACTTTCTCGTGATATGCGCGAAAGAGAAGCATATCCTGAACTCAAGGATAGCGATCCATTTTGGAATGGTGAAATCATCGAAGGAAAAATGCACGAGAACAAAGATATCTCTTTACCTTGCCTCACTTTCAAGCTATAATGTTTGAAAGTGATGAAGGGTGTTGAAATGGATATCTCTGAAATCAAGGAAGGCTCTGTCCTCCGTTTGATTTGGGTAAAGGGTTATGGTGGTCATGGTGCTACCATGAAAATCACCAAAGTGAACAACAAATCCTTCAAGGCTGTAGAAATGAATCGTTCCTACAGCCCAGGAACCCTGTGGACTATCCACAAAAATTCTGAATTTCTCGTTCTGAGCGGTGAGAACAAATTTAAGTTCAATCGTGGTGAACTCGAATATTCAGGCAAGAACGAATATTTTGGTTTGGGTGATTGGCAATAAATTCTTCTGGCAGTAGAAGATTCTACTTTACTTCATCTACAATTCAGCTATAATGGTTGTATAAGGTGAAACGGAAAGTTGCTAAAATGAAACTGCATCTTCGTGCTCTCTCCTCGAACGAATTTACCTGGAGCAAGGAAAGCAAATCCTTCTCCGCTGAAATGTCCGACTTCCGCGGTGTTGACCGCGATCTCTTCCAACGCATCTATGACGATGCCTGCGACACCGGGTTCGCCATGTACTCCGAACGTACTGGTACGACCGAAACCTTTTACTTCTCCAAAGAAATATTTTCAGGTCGCGGTGAAGATCGCGAACTCGCCGGATGGGAATTTCTCCCCTTGAACAAAGAACTCGCTGACCTTGGTATCAAGGTTGTGATCTTCAACGACTGAGGTGTTGAAATGAATGCTCGTCAATATGTTCGAATCACCAAGCTTGAAGCTCGAGCTATGATCATGCGAATGATTGGTGAAGGATTCAAAGACCATCTTCACAACGATAATTTGGTCGGGTTTTACAAGTTCGATTTCGTAACCAACAAGGATGTTTGGTCGGACACCGAACTCTGCTTCATCGACGACATCGAAGTTCGTTTGTACTGGAGACCTTGAAAATGGCACGCATGACCTACACCAAAGCAATCGAGTGGATCGTTCTTGAGGACGATATTGAATGGCTCGATGACGAAGATGGTTCGCCTTCGGTGACCGCAATTTTTCTGGCCGAAATCTACAATGTTGAGGTAGATCAGGTCACTCGTGCCCTTCGCAAGACTCGCGATCGGTTGAAGGCTGCTGAGAAGGAGAAAAGCAATGGCTAGATTTCAGCGTGGTTATTGGATTGTAATGAGCAATTCAGCCGGTGAACTCGACCGTGTTTTCGTCAAGGAAGACAACACTTCCGGCGAAAGAATGGCTGAAGCTTTGATCAGAATGATTGAAGACACAGGAACTCTCAATGCTGGAGATTCCTTCACGGTTGTTGAAGGTGAATCAGAGATCGTCAACGAAGAATAATTGTTAAAAACAAAGATATCTCTTTACTCCTTACCAATCATTTAGTATAATGATTGTAGATAAGGAGTTTGAAATGAAGCTTTTCCCGGATCAGGTTTCTCCCGTAGCTGAAGCGGTAGCTTACCTTAAAAACCGTAAAAACGTTTTGCTGCTGGGCCCTACTGGTTCTGGTAAAACTGTGATGGGTGCCGACATCGTACTTCAGATGTCGATGAAAACCGTCTTTATCGTTAACAAAATCACCCTGTTGTCGCAAGCTTATGATACGCTTCGCGCCCATGGGGTGAACGTTGCTGTGTTCCACAATTCGGTGACTAAGAACGTCGCCGGCGAAGTGATGAACGCTGATTGGGTTAACGCTGACGTTGTTGTAACCCTGATCGAAACCTTTGAAAATGCTCAGCTGGATTTTGTTCCCGCTCTGATCGTGCTTGATGAGTGTCACAAATCGACCTCAGCCGGTTATCAAAACTTCCGTGACCGTTGCTCTGAAGCTTTGGTTCTTGGTTTGACCGCTACTCCTGGCCGCCTGAAGAATAAATCTGGTGAAGCTCTCGGTGAGTGGTATGATGTGATGGTGGTTGCTGATACTTGCGCCGCCTTGATCGAGAAAGGTCGTCTGGCTCGTCCGGTCTACAAAATTCGCGACGAAAACGAAAATGTTGTTGAAGCTTGGATGGAACTGGTGTCTGGTGATGAAAATCGCCGCACTATTATGTTCGTCAAGAACGCTTCTCATATGATTGCTTTGAAGAAGGCTTTCACTGAAAATGGTATCTCGGCTGAATATATCTCTTCCGGTTCTGACCTTGAAGATGTGAAGGATGAAATCGCAGTAACCACAAATGAGCAGCGCAATGAATTGTTCCGCCGCTTCAAGGCTGGTACATTGGATGTTCTGATTTCGTTCGGCGTTCTTTGTGAAGGCTTCGATGAACCGCTGGCGAAGTATTGCTTCCTTCTTCGTAAGGTGAGCCACGTTTCGCTTCTTCACCAGATGATTGGTCGCGTGTTGCGGTCGGCTGCTGGTAAGGAAAACGGTGTTATCGTTGACTTGTTCGGCAATATCGATGACTTCGGTCCGATTGAGCACTACAAGTGGGAAATGGACGGCACCGCTTATAAGGAAGCAACGGTTGTTCGTGAAGGTGATACAGTATACTATGGTCACTTCGCCCGCAAGCCGGTTGTTTATGTGGTTTGCGCTGAATGTACCCATGTGTATGACGTTGCTAAGGAAGACACCTGCCCTTGCTGTGATCGGATGAATAAGATTAAAATTTCGGCTTCCTTCAAGCAGCTGAAAGAATACTTTATGATGAAGATTGACCCTGTTGCTTTTGCAAGGCATACTCGGTTTGCAAAGAAGGGTGACGAATTCTGGTCGTTTTTGGAAATTGTTAACAAAGCAATCAAACTGAATAAGACCCATGAGTTCAACCGGGTTCAGTTTGAACTGTTCGAAGTTGATGGTTCTCTGATTAAGGAATATCGCTGGATGCAGGTTGCTCTGGATAACATGAGGAAGCTGAAGTCTGAATCGAAAATTGAGTTCGCTATCTGAGGATTAAGAAAAGGAAAATGAAATGATAACAATAGCTGTGGGCGATGTCCACGGTTGTTTGGAAGAACTGAAACAACTCATCGCAAGTTTGTCCCAGTATCACAATCGGGACGACGTGCGATGGGTGTTCTTGGGAGATTATGTTGACCGTGGACCTGACGTTCGCGGCGTTGTAAACTTTTTGATGGAATTCAGTCAGACTAACAACTGTGTGTTTTTGAAGGGCAATCATGAAGACATGATGCTTGATCCATACAGCCAGGCTGATTGGCTCAGGAATGGCGGCAATGATACGTTGAATTCGTATCCAGATCGCCAAATTCCTCAAGATCATATGAACTTCTACAGAAGTTTGGTATTTTTCTATGAGACAGAAACTCACTTTTTCTGTCACGCAGGCGTCCACCCGTATTATCCTTTGGATGAACAAAGCCCAAATGATTTGCTGTGGATCAGACAAACATTCCTTTATTCTGATAAGGATTTTGGAAAGATTGTTGTTCACGGTCACACACCTCAAGACCTTGAAAATCCTGTTGTTCGTCCAAACCGAATCAACATCGATCAGGGTTGCGTTTTTGGTGGACGATTGACGGCTGTTGTTCTTGAAGATAAACACGAACCAAAATTTGTTCAAGTTCAATCAAATTATTCTTGGAAGAAGGGTTTTCTTCTGAAACCAAATAAGGTATAAGACGTTATGGCTAAATTGAAATTTTATATGTTGATCGGTGTTCCTGGTTCGGGTAAATCTACATGGACAAAGACTTTTCTTGAGTCCTCTGACGAGGAATATGCTATTCTTTCTACGGATGGATATATTGAGCGTGAAGCTCAGGCTCAAGGGAAGACTTACAATGATGTGTTCAAGTCTGCGGTGAAAGCTGCGTCTCAGAATATGGAAACTGATTTGGCGGTTGCCGTCAAGACTGGATTGAATATCATTTGGGATCAAACCAATTTGACTCATGGCTCTCGAGCCAAAAAGTTGAAGGAAATTCCTTCTTCTCAATATGAGAAAATTGCTGTGGTCTTCATGACGCCTCCTGATTTGGATGCGCGCTTGGCTTCGAGACCGGGAAAGACAATTCCCATGAACGTTATCAAGCAAATGTTGGGTTCTTTCGAAATGCCTACTCTCCATGAAGGTTTTTCGAAAATTATTGTTGCGAGGAATACATGAATTGGAATTTAGACAATATCCTGGTTTGGTCGGATGTGCACTTCGGTCACAGAAATGTGATGAAGTTTTGTCCAGCCACTCGTCCTTGGGCAGCTGATCCGCTGAACCCAACCGACGATGAGACCAAGGTTATGGATAAGGCTCTGATCGAGGCTTGGAATAAGCGCACCAAGGGTAAGACAATCTTTATGCTTGGTGACTTTTCCTTTTCACGTGATTCCGAATACAATGCTTGGATTTTCAGCCAACTGCTGGGTGATAAGCATCTGATCCTGGGTAACCATGATCATTCGGACACGCGAAAGCTGCCTTGGTCAAGCATCAGTAATTACAAGGAACTGAAGGTTGAAGGGAATCAGTTTATTCTATTCCATTATCCAATCTCTTCATGGAATAACTGCCGTCATGGTTCTTTCCATCTGCATGGTCACGTTCATGGAGAGCATGTTCCTGGTAAGCAAACTCTGAGAATGCTGGACGTTGCCGTTGATAATGGTTTCGCCGAGCCTATCAGTCTGCGGGAGTGTATTGATCAGATCGGTTCTCGATCAAATCATCCAATCAAGTGGGAACTTGAACCCACTGCGGTTGTCCCCGCATGATAACAGACGTGGTGGTTGGAAATGTTTATATTGCCAAATCTCAAGGCAAGATGATCACTCCAATCACCCGTTACGTTGAAGTCATCTGGGACGATGGTGAGAACATTCATTATCGTCTTGATGGTGAAGACCTAGTCAAACAAACGTCCAAAATTCGGTTCCTCGAAATTCTCAATGGAGTTTGAACATGATTGAAATTGTGTCTGGTAATATCTTTGAATCACCTGCTGAGTGCATAACTGACGCAAATAATTCAATCGGTGTTTCAGGCGCTGGATTGGCTTTGGCATTTGCTAGACGTTATCCAAAAACCGCTGAACATTATAATAAGTTCAGTCGTGAATGGCAGGCTCACCACAAGGTTCGGTCAGCTAATGGCGACGACTATGAACCTATTCTTCTACATCCTGTGATTTATCCTAAAGGCAACCAGGATAATTCTGATTATGCAATTTGTAAATTTCCAACGATGGTCTTTCCGGGAGAACTAACTAAGGATGAGAACATCGTAAAAAATCTCATCGCATTACGCAATCTTTTACCGTTGAAACTGATTAATTCAATCGCGCTGCCTGCATTGGGCTGCGGAATTGGACGATACAGTTTTGACCAATTAGAACAAAATGTCAGGAAAATTTTTGATGAATCAGCAATTGACGTCTATCTCTACAAGCCTGGTTGATGAAGTTTCCAAGTTTCAAACAGACTTCGTCGCGCATTTTCATATCTGGCTTGCAAATCAACTTACCAATAACGATTTTCTGATTGCTGGTGTAGGTACAGTTGCCCTTAGTGCGGCAATGTACCTACTGCGCAATGTTCCATTCTACATTTGGGACTTCCTCAGCTATCGCTTCACCGTCAAGGTTACGGTGTTCAACAACAATCCCATCTTTTATGATCTCACCAAAGAATTGAACAAAAAGACCATTCAGCTTTTCAGTCGACATAAGATGTTAGACAAATCTCATCTTACTGTTGGCCTTGGAAGTTCGGTGAGTTGGTTTCTTGGTCGATTGGTATTTGTTGAACGTTCTCAAGAAAAGTCTGATTCCCGTGAATTCAAACAGACTTTGACTCTTGTTTTCCCCTTTCTCACTCACAAAAAATTGGTGAAGCTTTTTGAGAGATTCATTGCTGAAAAAGACGTGGCCAATCGTGACACATTTCGAGTCTATTCACTTGAAAACAATTATTTGAATTTCATGAAAACCACTCCAAAACGTCCAGTGGAAAGTATTTTTCTTCCAAAGGATGTTGTGGATCATATTCATGAACGCATCAATTTCTTTTTGACTAATCGTGATTGGTATCGTAAGCGAGGCATTCCTTACAAATATGCTATCCTTCTTCATGGTGTTCCAGGCACCGGCAAAACAACCCTAGCCAAGTACATTGCATCATTTACCAATCGCAATATGGTTCTTGTTACACCATCAAAACTTTCTCGTCTGTCCACCTACATCAGCAATGCTGACAATGACTATTACGATGAAGGCTATGGTGAAGGAACCGAACGGAAGGACGACCGTTATATTGGTTTGATGGAAGATATTGATTGCGATGATGTCACTCATAAGCGCGAAGAAACCAAAAAGAAACGACTAAATAAGACGAAAGTCGTGGATGAGGATAATGACGACGAATCTACTGCACCAAAACAGAAAAATATTTTCGTCAATTTGTCTGATCTTCTGAATTCTATTGATGGACTTAATTCACCAGAAGATTTCATCCTTATCGCCACAACTAATCACATTAATCAGTTGGACCCTGCTTTACTTCGCAAGGGACGTTTCGACGACATTATCGAAATCAAACCACTTGAAACTCCAGAAATCGTCAGAATGATTTCAGTCTTCCGTGAAGACGTTGGAACCAAACTAAACAACCTAACTTTCAATCCTATTCCTGGATCAGTGTTGCAAGATTTAATTCTCCAGCACTTGGATGATCCTGTTGAAGTGCTGATTGAAAAACTAAATGAGAGGACCCCATAATGGCAGATGAAATTGAACAAGAAGTAGCAAACACTGTACAAGTCGTTAGCGAACCAATTGAAGTAGAAATTGGTGAACCAATCACCCAATTGGAGCATGATCCTGTGCAAGCCGATTTGATGTCAACTATCAATCAAATTCAAGCTCAAGATAATCCAATTGATACAAGCAAGGCAATGCTTGAACTTCAAATCCAAATGGAACGTGAAAAAGAAGCAGCAGAAGCAGCAGAACCTGTTAAGAAGACACGTAAGCCAAGAGAACCAAAAAAGTCCATTAAAATTCAACAAGTTGAAGTTGAAGATATCAAAGATCATAAGATATTTTCATATTTAAATGAAATTGATGAATATCAAACCGAATTTGATGTGTCAAAGGAAGATGCTGTTAAATTGGCACAACAACTATTGGGCATTCGTCAAACTGGCGAATTGGATCAGACCACTATCTCTGCCCTTGATGCTGAATCAAGTCCAAGAGATTTTATCAATGATTATAGAAACCGAAGAAAGAAGAAGTAAGGAGAAAGACGTGTTTAAGAACTTTTTGAAGAATAGACGTGCAATTCGTGCAACTGAGAATGAGCTTTATCGTCTCAGCGATCGTGATCTGCGTGATCTAGGATTTTCGCGTTGTGATATTCCAAGAATTGCGAGAGATTCAGTTATTCGTTAATTGACTTTCACTCCGATTTCATTTACAAATGAGCATTGGAGAATTATATGAACGAAACGGAAAAATTGCTACGACGTATTGGTTATTATCGTAGCAAACAAAAATACGGAAAGGGAAACGTCAAAAATCCCTTTCCGGACCTCACCATAAAGACTACATACTCTTTGTCGAATGGATTTGCCAAATCAGGCTTCAAACAATCCATAGACGATCATCGATGGAAACGAGATCGAGAAGAATCAAAAGCCACGATTGATGCCATCGAACGCAAAAAGAAATCAGTAGCGATTGCCTATAACAAAGGTGGATATCAATATCTGCCCAATAAAGACGACGCCAAATACATAGGGAAGAAATAGTTGGAAACTGTAATCTACTCAAAACCAAATTGCCCATACTGCACAAACGCCAAGAACCTGTTTGAAAGACTTAACATTCCTTATGAGGAAAAAGTTCTTGATATTGATTTCACTCGTGATGATCTACTTGAAATGTTTCCTGGTGCTAAGACATTTCCTCAAATCATTTATGATGGTGAATACGTTGGTGGTTTCGCTGAATTGGCAAAGAGATTCGGCTAATGGTTGATACACCAAGAACAACTTTATCTGACGGAACTCAAATTTATCCAAGTCATCGTGAAATCAATCCCAAAACAGGACAACAACAGGGTTATGTTGTTTTGGCTGAAGAAGAACGGGCAAAAGGATTTGTTCGGCCATTAAGAAGAACTTACACTCATTTGTTTTGCAAAACAGATACAACCATGGGTCAAACGATTGCTGAAACGTATGCTCGTGATCCATATTTTTACAGTGGAACATTTTGTTGCGGGTGCGGCAAACATTATCCTGTTGGTGAAGATGGCGAGTTTGTATGGAAAGGCACAAGTGAAAAGGTTGGCACATGAATGAAATTATTGAACCACTAGACAATGGAACTTATCAAAAGGCCAAAGGCGGCACAGAAATGATGTATGGGGAGCTTATCAAACGGCTCCCTCAACATCTTGTTGATAAGACGCAAATCATTTGTTCACGCATTCGCAATCTTGATCCAACGAAGAAAAAAGTTTTGTGGCTTCATGACACATGGGATGATCCTGAAAATGAACATCTCAAATATCCTGAATTGCGCAAACGATTTTCCAAATTGGTGTTTGTATCCAATTATCAATTCCAGACATATCATCAAGCATATGGCATCACATACGAAGAATCCGTCGTTCTGAAAAATTGCGTTCAGCCATTTACTTCAATCAACAAACCCGATATAAATGAGCGTGTTAATCTGATCTATCATACAACACCTCACCGTGGTTTGGAATTGTTGGTTCCGGTGTTTGTGAAGATGGCCCAGTCGAACCCAAAGTTGCATCTTGACGTGTATTCATCGTTCGACATTTATGGATGGCCACAAAGGAATGCGCCATATGAACCATTGTTTGACATTTGTCGTAATCACCCTCAAATCGATTACCACGGAACCGTACCAAATGCCGATGTCCGGTCGGCTTTGGAAAAGGCCCACATCTTTGCATTTCCTTCAATATGGCCTGAAACCAGTTGCATTGCTGTTATGGAGGCAATGGCTGCCGAGGTAGCAGTGGTCTGTTCGGATTATGCAGCATTGTCAGAAACGACAATGGGCAATGCAATGATGTATCGCTTCCAAGAAACTCCGGTTGCACACGCGAACCTTTTTATGTACGCTCTGCAGGAGACCATCAAAAACCTCACTCAAAATGATCTAAGAAAGAACTTGACTTTTGCCAAAAACCAGGTTATAATGAATTATTCCTGGGAATATAGGATTCCCCAGTGGATTGAGCTCTTGGAGAACCTTTGATATGAAAAAGAGGCAAGTCTCAGAAATCCTTCTGAAGCGTGCTATTGGTCGTGAGCCGGAACCGAATTCGGTTATCGACGATGTTTCCTCGGTTTTCAATACCTTTAATGAAAGGAAGAACCGCAAGGACGCAATCGGATTTTTCGAAGCCTATATGGCTGAGAAGAACCCTGAGTTTCTGAAGGAACGTGACTACTCGAAGCTTGAGACGACCGTCGGTTGGATCGCTCGGCTTCTGACTTTGAATTGCTCGTTGCCATCCGAAACCGTGGAATGGTTCAATCGTAAGGTTGACGCATTCCCGGCTGCTACCGCCAAGCCGGTTGCGAATATGGCTTCGGTTCGTGATAGTCTGGAAATTCGGACAATCGCTGAAATCGAAGAAAAATTCGACCGCAATGAAACTGAATCCTTTGATTGGCTGAAAGGCCAGCAACTGCCGAAGTCGGTGATCAAGGCGATCGACCGTATCTTCCGCGGAAGGCTGGAGGAACTTGATCTGATCGACACCGACGATCAGGTTCGTGAAGCGTTTTCGGTATTTACTCCGAAGGAAATCAAGGGTATGAAGGATTCGCTTTCCCGCCTTCTCAATGTGTTCGGTTCTACCGAAGGCGCTGAGGAAGTGGTGAAGCGTGGCCGTCAGTCAAAAATTAAGACGGCAAAGGAAATCGCCCAGTGGATGACTGTGGCTGGTGATGACGCAGACACTGGTCTGAAGGGATTGCCGGCTGAGAAAATTGTTGGTGCGACGACCGTTGTTGTCTATCGACCAGACCACCGAACCCTGACGATCTTTACGGCTCTCGAGGGAAAGACCTTGACCGTTAAGGGAAAATCAATTATGAATCATGATCCGGAGAAGAGTTTCGCCAAGTCTGTCCGTAATCCGGAGAAACTTGCGGCTCACTTCCTGGTCAAGAACCATAAGCGGCTGATGGCGGCATTTGAAACCCTGAACACTAAAGCGAGGCCGCAGACAACTTCCCTGATTTCTGCAAATCATATGTTGATCTCCGCCTTTTAAGGAGAGAAATGAATAACGTCCTTATCTACCCAAAATTTAAGAAGACTGATCTAAAAGAGATCGTAAGTGACGCGGATATGGACAGTGTAGCTAATCACTACACTGTCCAGTTTATGAAGGCAATGGAGAACCACGGCATTAACGCCGACCCTGCCTTCTATAAAGACCTGACCTTCCTTCGTGAAATGGTTAAGGCAATATTGCTCCGAACCCAAGGCAAGCACCATTCGATCCAAGACTTTATGGACGATGCGTACATTGATGAAATGCCTTTCGATGAGGATGCCGATTACAATGAAGAGGATGAGCATTGAAAACGTTTGATGAATGGTTTGATGAAAAATTTCCAGAAGAATCATTCGGTTCACTCAAAGGCGCATTTCGTTTAGGAGTGAAAAATGATATCGCTCGCAAAGCTTATGAATTTGCTGTGGCGAGTTCCGCATTGATTGCTGATTCATATTTGGACGGCACAGAAATTTCAAATGATATCAGAAACCTAAAATGATCCTAGTTGATTTTAACAACGTGGTGTTTGCCGGCATCATGGCCCAGTTGGGTGAGTTCGGCGGCAAGTTTGAGGAAGGCTTAATCCGTCATATGGTATTGACCTTCATACTAAGCTACAAGCGCAAATATCCTGGGTATGGAGAGCTCGTTCTTTGTTGTGATGGTGGTAACCCATGGCGTAAGGATTACTTCGAACACTACAAGGCGCGACGTAAGGCAAAGCCGGTTGAAGGCGAGGCTGATGAGGCTGCTGAATCCGATGACTCATTGGATATGGAGGAGTTCTTCCGTATCCTAAACGTTGTCCGTGAGGAAATGAAAGCCCGAATGCCTTACAAGGTGATTCAGGTTTACAGAACCGAAGGCGACGACGCTATTGCGGTTCTAGCTAAGCATATGCCCGGTCCTCATGTCGTCATATCCAACGATAAGGATTTTACGCAACTTTGTAAGTTCGATGGATTGATACATTTCTCACCATTGCGTAAGGGTGAAGTGAAAACGGCCAATGCGGATATGTTTTTGAAAGAAATGATCATTCGCGGTGACGCGGGTGACGATGTTCCGAATATTCTGTCTGACGATGACGTGTTTGTCGTTAAGGAAAAGCGGCAAAAGTCAATCATGGCTAAGAAGCTCGTCAATTGGCTCGTTGAACCTCTTGAACAAAACTTCGATGCAGATAAAATCGAACGCAATCGACGAATGATTGATTTTGAAGAAATTCCTCAAGAATATGTCGATAAAATTTTGGGTGAATATGAATCCCAAAAAGACAAACGCATCACTCGTCAAGATATCTTTGGTTATTTTGTCGCCAAGAAACTGTCGCGAATGGTTGATATGATTCAGCATTTCTGAGCTAAATATTTAAACAATTTAAACAAGGAACTAACATGAAATATGCTATCTCAGAAATTTTAGAATTGGCTAATGAAGCATGGGGCAAAAAGCGTAAGATCGCTGCTCTTCATGAACATTCAGGACCTCAATTGAAAGTGATTCTCGATTATTGCTACAATCCAAACATCAAGTGGCTTGTCGATCCTGATATGAAATATGATCCATGTGACGATAATCTCAACTCCCTCCGTACTCGCCTGTTTACAGAAGCTGCCAGCCTTAACAGATTTGTAAACATTGGGCCTTATCCTACTCTCAATCAAAAGAAACGCGACCTGTTGTTCCAGACAGTGTTGGAAACAATCCATCCAAAGGATGCTGAGTTGCTCCAATTCATCGTGAAGAATCGCGCTCTTCCATACAACAAACTCAATAAGGAAACAATCGCAGAAGCATTTCCAATTCTGTCACAAAACTGGGGATAACATTTTGTTATGGCTAAAACATGGTGGTTGCGAAAACGGTTGACTCCAGATCAAAGGAGTGAACTTCGTACCGAAATAATGAAGGTTGACGTCGATGCATATTGGGAAGAGCACGAAACAGACAAATCTATCATTAGCCTTGGCCGGTTGAACACCTGGATTCAACCGGATGAAAAAGGAACTGTGATAGTGTTCCAAGACAATTCATTATTTTCTCTTCGCAATTGGCAAGAAGTCGTCAAAATAACTGAGTTAGAATCAGGACCACTTTTAGCAATCAAACCTATTGGTGGAATTCATGTTGAAAATATTCGCTTGATTAAGAACCAAAAAGTTTCATTCAAAATACATTCAGACAAATGGAAAAATTTTGATACATTGATTTTGTCTGAATGGTTCATAGCAGGATTTGATTTGTGAGTCATTGGTTCGTACAAAAATCCATTGCTGTTCGAGATCATGTTGAACTACATAGACTTCTAACAAAAGCCGGAACCGTTTTTGAAGACCTCCTTTGGTATGAAACTGATGGCTATTCGGTGATCAGTTTCACAGGATTATCTCAATGGTTGCTTGAGTGGAATAAACATTTCAGAGACGTCAAGGAATTGTATCTCATATATCATGATGAGGTAATTCCAAGACCTGTGAAGATTGATAAATTGGTGCAATTGGATAATGCAATTCAATTCCACTATGAGCTTGGTTTTAGAAACGTTCGTGACCGACAAATTGTTAATCTTCATCTGAAGCATATAGATTGGGATTTTGTCATTCATTTAGAAGATTGGGAAGTGGTTAGAGTGGACTGATGATATCTGAGTGGCGCATTCAAAAATATTTGACGCTTCCTCAACGAACCGAATTGACCAAAATGATTGGCGGTTGGTTACTAGTTGATATGTTTGATGATCAAACAGATAGCTACATCAGTTGCGCAATGTTTGATGAATGGGCTAGAATGTACGGTGATCGGGCTATTATACATGTTTGGTGGAAAGATGCGACAAAAATTTGGCACGAAAGAAAATTTCGTGGATTTGAAGAAGGCAGATCATCAGGTAAACTGTTTGCAAATATCTTTGATGTCAATGGAAAAGAATCTTCTATGCTATTTAATGTCGGAAGCGATATCTCAATGTCCGTTGAACTTGATACATGGCCGAATGAAATTTTGTTTCTCGAACATTGGAAAGTTGGGAAGGGCAGACAATAATGTATCATTGGTACATCAGAAAACCTTTGTATGATCAGGATCACGAGGAGTTGGGCAAACATTTTTTAGCTGGCTATCGTCGTGAAAAAGATGATGAAGGTGATTGGTATTCTCAACTTGATATTGAAATATTGATGAAAATGATTGATATGCCAGAATTGTTAGAAGTGAAAGTTTTTCATCTTCCAATTTTTGATCGTTTGATGAAATTAAAAATGATTACTGATGAAGGTGATTTGTTACACTTCCAAATTTGGGATCAAGAATTACAAAGAACTCGAGTGATAGATATTGCCTACGGTGAAGGAATTTCAGTATCAATTGATTTGTTAAAACAAACCGATTTCTTGTTATATCTTGAAGGTTGGACATTGGGTAGAAAATGGGTTGGACGATAGTCAAAGTTCTTAGCAATTCTCTTACGGATGATTTCAACAATCATTTCAAAGGAAAGAGCATTTCCAAAGTTAATGAAATGACTGCCTATGAATCAGAAGCGATCATTTTCTTGGAATCATTCGTGACTTTGACCAGTAAACATACTGATGAATTTGCTTGTTATTTGTATGAAGAGGACAAAAAGTACAAAATTTCTTCAATTAAACATTCAAGACAATTTGTCGATTTTGAACTTTTTCCACCTGCACTACCAACTGGTGATGAATATAGAACATATGAACACGGTGATGTGATAAATTTGGAATTGGAAACAAGTGACCTTTCTGTGTTTCTTGAAAACTGGGTTCTGTTGAATGAGGACGGCAGATGAAAATCTCAGGCAAAACAGTTGATTACAAAATTGTGGTAGATGAGGTGTTCGAATTCATCGACACCCATGGTTTGCCATTAGATTATGTATTGACTTATCTTCATGAACGTAATATGGAAATGGACTGGCTTGCGTTCTTCTTAGATGCTAAGAAAGCCGGTTGGAATATCTCAACGATCAAATCGAAAAGTATGGCTGCTGTCGCTGATGCGTTCGGTGGTCGTTCCGTCAGGACACTGGCGATAAATGACAGAATTGCTAAAGCATTGGACCCATTCTTATGAAAACTGCATTGATTATTGGAAACGGTGTTTCCCGGAAAAAACTCAATCTGCATGCTTTACCGCCTGAAGGTTTCACAACCTTTGGGTGCAACGCATTATATCGAGAGTTCACTCCTGATTGGTTAGTGGCCTTGGACGATAAAATCATTGAGGAGATCAATCAATCCGATTTCCCCAAGGATCGCTTCTATGTACCGCCTTTCGATGAGCAGTTCGAGCCTGCCATATACAATCCCAGTCGGCCTAGGGAGAACGCTGGCATGATCGCTATGCGTTTGGCGATCCAGCTAGGTTATGATAATTTAGAGCTCATAGGATTGGATTTTTTGGTGGAAGATGGCGTGCTGAATATGGCTAACATTTATGATGGCACGAATGCCTATGGGCCTGAAACACGGGCAAGTTATTTTGATTGCATTATGCGTTCTGAATATTTCAGATGGTTTGTTAAACAAAATCCGACTGTGAAGTTCAAGGTTATCTATCCTGAAAGTTTTATCACCGACCATGCTGTACGTGTGGCTCCAATGGACAATTTTGAATATGCGGTGTTCTGATGTTTTACATTTTCAAGGAAATTCCTATTTGGGATGTTGCAACAGACCTTGAAAAAATTATTGCCAAATCCCATGTCACAATTTTGGGTGACATGGTACGCATTGATTTAAGCAGTTCTTTAGCGGTTATGTTGGAAGTAAGAAATTATGTTGGCTATTTTCTTGCTGAAGGTCAACGATGGAAAATTGATTATCATGCCCCCACCACACCAGAATTTGCTCAATTGATGTTTGGTCGTGGTGATGGAAAGCCGGCATATTATGTCACTGGGGTTTCAGAAAAGAATAAGGAAAAGAAAACTCATTACATTCTGAATGAAACTTTGACCACATTTGAATTTGAAAATGATTATCAACATATCGTTTTTGAAGATTGGCTAGCAAAGGATATTCCTCTTGAGCGCTGAAGTTAATGTTGAACTTTGCAAATTCATACATCCTGACAGTGCACAGGAATTGATGGAACATCTTTATGATCCATCGAAAATCGTATCAGACGTCGTCAATATGAAATACACTTTGTATATTCCTTGGCGGACTTTAATCCAAGAATCAGTACAATTGCGTGCTGAACTTCTCATAAAACGTATTGACACGCTTGATTTCGAAAAACTCACTGGTTGGAAAGCTTATAGAGTTAAAAAGTTTAGTGGTTCATATGAAGAATTTTGCGTAAGGACCAACTACGATGATGAATGGTTTTCTTATAGAACTAGTCAATTGATTACTGTGAGATTGAAATATTATTCTGATCTCATTATTGATTTGGAAGATTGGGGCATTTCATGTACATAGTGAAAACAATGGATAGAGAAGCTGCTAGAGAACTCAACAAATTATTGTATATGGATGTAACATTTTACGATAATGACTCTGACGAAGTTCAGGTGAAAATTCATCATTCTGATATACTCAATCCATTGAATGATGGATTTCAGCAGTTGATATTCAAACAGAAAATGCCAAATGGTTTGAATATGGATTATGAAATTTCAACACTTTCCGAAGATAACACCTTTGATAATGCTCATTTGGTATTGCATGACATGGCTGGTGATCCATTAGCCAGCTTTTCTCGTGGTTCGGATTGGAATTGTATAATCCATACAAATAAACATATGATTGAACTTGAAGATTGGGTTATTGACGACGCATGAGTATTTTCATCTGGAAATACATCGCTGGTGTTAACGTTGAACAATCAAGGGAAATACATAACACATTTCCCTACATGATCACAAAATGGAATGAAATGTCATACGATTTGTATTTTGATGATTTGTTGAAACATTGGGATATCTATCTGAAGATGTCAGATGAACCTAGATACATCAGAAATGTACGCGAAGCTGACAACAAAGATTTAACTGTTGGACATATGTTCATCATTGAGTTTGTTAATCCTTTGTTAAGTGATTTCAAACTTTGGTATGGTGATGATCATGATTATATTTTGAAATCGAAAAAGACTGGTGAAGTCGTTCACCTTGAAGAATGGTCAATTGGAAATAATATTGAAACATGAAACCACAATTGTTTCTTCAAAAGACTTTAACTCAATCTCAATATGATGAGTGGACTAGCCATATTCCGGCGAAATATTTCAACAAAATGTATGCAACAAATCCCAATGGTCAAAGAATAGTTTTGATTGAATTTGAAGTCATTGAATACTGGAAACATTTGATGTTTGGAAATGACGGTTCGAATTCAGTAAAAATTCACATAATAGGGGAATGGCACTCAATTGTTAAATTTGATATTTTGACTTATCCTGACAAACCAGAAAAATATGGTATCCAAACTCAATTGATGTCTCCACTAGGAGCATATTCCAATTATTCTCATCATTATCAAGATCAAATGGAATTTAGAAATATCAGATTTTTAATTGGTAACCTAACAATTGAGCTTGATAAATGGAGAATGGTTATATCATGAAACGCATTATCCTAGTCAAAAAGATGAAGTTTTTGACATTTATGATGCTTAGTCGTACTCTTGAAGGTGCAGGTGTCACTTTATCTTCAAATGAAACTCCAATTGGTTATTCTGATGTCTACATTGATTTTGAAAAACTTTCGAAATATGTCAATCAAAGGGATGAATGCATTTGGTTCGGAACTAGAGTTATGGATGGTCTTCCACCAAATTATAATTTTAGAACTGAAGAAGTTACTCATAGAGTATCAAGCGATGGTACCGATAAACTTGGTTGGGATTTAATAAGTAGCAAAACCGCCAGTCATGGTGTCAGAAAAGAAGTATATGATCCATTGAGAACATATTGCTTTAGAATTGAAGGTCCTGATCGAATAGTTGATCTGGAAGATTTCACTATAGAACTCAGATAAAACTAAATAACCATGTAAGAGGAAAAATGCCTAATTATAACTTCTACGATCCTAAAACTCGCAAAACTGTAACTTTGGAAATGAAAATTTCCGAGTTAGACACATTTCTCAAAGACAATCCTCATTTACAACAAACTCTTCAACCTATTCCATCAGTTGATCCTCATGCTGTAGGCAGAACACGCACAGATTCGCGGTTCAGAGATGTGTTGAAAAAGATAAAGCGAGACCAACCAGGATCTACCATTCGTACTGATAATATAACTGAAATCTAAGGGGATATCACTGATGGAAATCATAAAGGATTTCCATGTTAAATTCAGATCTAAAACAAAAATCATACCTATCTGATGAGGAAATTGAACAATTCTTCGATACACCTAGAAAGGCTCGCAAAGGCAAAAGAAATAAGCAAGAGGCTGCACCTGCTCCTCATTATGGTTTGAAAGAAATTTCCCCGTTGACTAGAACGCAGGCAGAAATTTTTGAGTCATATTTCAATTCAAATCAAAATATGTTTCTTCATGGTTACGCAGGCACTGGTAAATCCTTTATATCCTTGTATTTGCTCATGTCGCAAATGATGAATGATTCCTCATTCAAGAAGTTGAAAATTGTTAGATCAACTGTTCCAAGTCGTGACCAAGGTTTCTTGCCTGGTTCCGCTGCTGAAAAAGCGAAGATTTATGAAGCTCCTTACCAAGCAATCTTCACTGAATTGTTTGGTCGTTCCGATGCCTACGATTATTTCAAACGTCGTGGTTTGGTAGAATTTGAAAGCACTTCATATCTTCGTGGTACAACTTGGAATGATACGCTGGTTTTGTTTGATGAATTTCAAAACACCAGTTATAATGAAGCTATGACAGTTTTGACCAGAATCGGTGACAACTGCCGTATCATTGTTTCCGGTGACTTCCATCAAACTGACTTGAAACGTGATGACGAAAAACGTGGTATCCTTGATATCATCAAAATTTTGAAGAAAGTCAATCTTGTTGATTTCTTTGAATTCAAGAAAGAAGACATTGTAAGAAGTGGGTTCGTTCGTGAACTCATCCTAGCTGAGGCGAAATATAAATTTGAGAAGTCTTAATCAGACCATACAACGTGACTTCCCTAGAGTGGAGTTGGAGCAAAAGGTTATAACCGAAGTTTCAACTCCACGCGGAAGATATTATGAAACACCTGCCGGTTGTTTCCCATCCGTGACTAATGTTCTTTCATCTAAGGACAATCCTGAGCTGGATGCATGGCGACAAAGGGTTGGTGATGAGGAAGCTGATCGAATCAGTCGAGAAGCAACCAATCGTGGGTCACGTATGCATGATCTATTCGAATCATATTTGCGGGGGAAGGAGATTTCTTTCCCCCATCCCACAATTAAGGAACATTTTCTTCAAGTCAAAAAAGAACTCGACAAAATCGAGTTGATCTACGCAAATGAAATTCCACTCTATAGCAAATATCTGAAGGTCGCTGGACGTTGCGATTGCATTGGTGTGGTAGACGGTATCATCAAAATCATCGACTTCAAAACATCCAAACACTTCAAGGTTTTTGAGCAGATTGAAAGCTATCGTATGCAATGTGCAGCATATGCTTTCATGGCTAACGAAATATATGACTTGAAAATAAATAAGTTTTCAGTTATAATAACGAATCTTTACGAAAACGCATCCACGGTTTTTGAGGGTGACGCTCGTGAATCAATCAAAGCTTTTTGGGAATTAAGACAAAAATGGGATATGATTTCAACCAATTCTTGAAAAGATATGTTTACATCATAGACATAGATAGATACGATGACGAAAAGGACAGAATGTTCTTGAATAAAATCGAAGAAGTGGTAAACAAGTTCTTCGGTGAACCAGTTGTCAATCTGATCGTATTACCATCACCACGTGAGGATGTATCTTCGAAAAACATATATGCTGTATATGATAATGAGGAGCATCCTTTTGATGATGGTTTTGTGGCTGATGTCGTTAAGAAAACGATAAAGGCATTTGGAGTGAAAATAGGAGACTAGATGAATAACACGCGAATATTCAATGATAAAAATGTGACTAAGCTTGATGCATTCTTGGAGTATCTCTTTTCTCACAAGACTGCTTACACGGTACAAGCTAAAAAAGAGAATGGTGAAATGATTTTTGTAATAAGGTATGAGTAATGGCAAAAATTTACGATCGGTATTTCATTCAAATCAAGAAAACTTCCAAACCAACTTTGGTCAAGAAGAGGAAAGAGTTTATGGAATTGCTTCTTAAAACTCTCAGTGACGATGCTGAGGCTCAACTTGATCTATTGAATAAATTTGGGACGAGTGTCGTTGCCAAAACGGCGAATGGCAGCGACGTTAGTGTGATTGTGGACGGCGAGAGAACTTTTAAGATTTAGTTCCCTTGGTGCTTCCTAATCCAATCATGTAAATCTGAGGTTGTGCCGGTGAAAATGGCTTTATCAATGTTCACGTTTCCGGCACCCTCTGATTTGACTTTGGTGTGGTATCTTTTCTTCTCTGAATAAATTTCCAAAAGTTGTTTGTTAGCATTTAACAGCGTTGTTGACATTTGAGCCAATGCTGAGAAGTGGCTTGCCTTTTCTGAATCTTGAGCAATCAATGAAAGCTTTTGAACACCATCAGCAATTTCAGTTATGAGGTCTTTCAGTGATTCACGAATTTCCTCAAAATCATCATTGAAACGGTCATCCATTCCTTCATCTGGATTGAAGACCATATCATAATTTTGCTTAACGGTTTGTAAATTCTTTTGAGCTTGTGTAACAATGTTATTCGTCTTGTTCACTTGCTTTTGTTCTTCTATTTCGAAGATATCATCTAAATGTTTCGCCATTACTTGTCAGTTCCTGATACTGGGTCATATTTCTTTCCATCATCAAACACTTCAATCGTTTCAATCAAAGCATATGGATCATCACGATTAATTTCACTAACTGGAATTGAATCACCCAACACTGTGGTTGGTGTCCCATTTGCAGTCAATCCTGGTTGTACTGTAATTCTGGTATCACGACCAAATTTATCAACTTCATCACCAGTCACTGGACCGTTTCCTGGAACTGAAATCAAGTCAACAATAGCTCTCTTGATAACACCTTGACTTGAAATTGGACCAAAGAAATAAGCTGCCATTCTGAATTGAAGTGTCCAATTGATAAATCTTGGTTCTTCAACACCACCTTGATATTCATCATTTTTGTCGATATTGGTCAATTCAACCATGGAGTCAAATCTCAAATCCATTTCTGGGATAACAATAACCGTTGGTGTGAATGAAGGTCTGAAAAATGGAATGATTTGTCCAATTATTTGATGGGCATCATCAGTTGTCTTTGTGTAAATTTGAAGTGTAAAATCAAAGTTGTAAGGAATTTCAGCATATTGAACTTTCATCACATTTGAATTCAACACTTTGACGTTTTTTTGAATTGGATTGACTGCGCGTTCCCGAGCAAACTCAATGTTGGTCAATTCATAAGCCATTCTTGGGAGTTGAGTTTGGACTTTGGTGGTGATCGGATTCTTTTCATCCAAAGCAACAAACTTGGATGCACCTGCGATTTGACAAGGCACTGGAATAACTTGAAGTTTTGTGCCTGTTGCATCCACTCTATGGATGTATATGTCATTGAACATATTACCAAAGACTGTTGAATATTTTCGAATTATGTCGTTGTTGAAGAACTCAACTCCAAGCATTACCACTTCCCTCTATTGATAAATGGTGATTGATCAGAATAATCAATGAGCACTTCACCATTCTTTTGCAACAATTCATTATCAGCTTGACTATCTTTGTCTTCAATCACGTTGTTTTCTTCAACCAACACATCATTGCCTGATTGATCTTCAATTGGGTCTCCATCTTCATCATCAAGAGCCTTTGGAAGTTGATCAGTGCTTAACAAAGTATTAAATGCATCAATTGCATCATCACCAGTATCAAATTCTTCGTTGTTGTAACGGAACAACTCGCACTTCAAATCATATGTAAGTAGAGTGCCAAGCGGATGGAACAAGTTTTCATGTTCTACGAATAGAATTTCAAAAATTTTATCAACCATAGGCATGTAAATCAAGTCGCCAGCCTTCGGAAATGATGCTTCAACTGAATAATCACCACCAGGACCGTTTTCTTCAGTCAGCGTTACAGTTTCATAAGGTGTCCAATCAGGTGATTCAGCAGGTTCAATTGGATTACCATATTCATCCAACACTTTTTCTTCATTTGATTCACGCCAACGACGTCTTGAAACTGTGAAAGTAATTTGATCACGTTGTTCTTCACCAAACATGGTCATGATTTCATTCTGACCTTCATAGTTATCATATGATTTGACGTAAACTTCAATTTCAAACGCATAATTGAATTTGGCAAATGTATCATCACCAAAAAGTGGATCACGTTCGAACTGTTCTCTTGGTATATAACGAATGAACATGCCATTCATTCTGATTGCTTGAATGATCAAATCCTCAATCAACTTTTGTCGAGGCTTGAAAAAGTAGTTGTTAACGAACGGATTTGGTGATTTTTCAACCATTAAGCGATTTCATCCAATACTGGGAAGTTGCCTGTTGAGATGAGCTTTTCTTCAAGCTTATCAATTTCATCAATAGCTTCTGAATACATCGTTTGAGCATCTAAAGTGACACCATTCAACAATGGAATGTTTGAATACAACTTCAGATTTTCTGCCCACTGACGTTTCATCAACGCAGTTGCATATCTCTTCAACCAACGATCTTGCCAGATAGAAGCATATTGATTAGGGTCAAGGAAAGCTTCAGTTTCAAAGATGATTTTATTACCTAGAACCATGATCTGTTGACCAGCTGCACCGTAAATTTCAACAGTGTTGGTAATCTTGCTGAAACGAATTGACGGAGTAGTGTTGAATAGGAAATTGATATCCGCCAATCTTGTCATAGCCACGTAATATGGAATGAGTGTGTAAGAAACATTATGATTCATGTTGTAAAATTCATCGCGGAGATACTGATAACGATCAGACATCCAACTAGAGTCAAAGTAACCAACAGGTGGCAGAATGTTGGATACAGTCATGATAGTTTCCGGCAAATGGATTTTACCAGTGTCGATGTCTTCTTGAGTTATGGTATGAATATAGAGTGACTTTTCTGAACCGAGATAGTGATAATCTCGATAAAAAGCTAATGCATCGTCTATTCTATCCATTGCTTGTTCATTCTCAACGTTGACTTGGATTACAGGCCATCCTAGACGACGGAAAATGTATGCTTTGAATTCTGCTTTTGATCTTGGTTCTGCCATGGAATTTCCTCTGGTTTATTCATATTTATTCCCTAAAGAAAAACAATCTTCCTTTAAAAATTTAGCTTTGGATAACTCTTGACTTCAAGCGTAGTTAAGCGCAAGCTAATAATGCGAGGGGATTTAGAGGGAGTACCTGAAAATGAAAGCAATATGCGCTCTGTGCGTAGCCATTTTCATGGCTGCGATTCAACCTCAAGCATCTCGAGCATGCACTGATCAATCCATGTGTGATGGGTTTCTTGGCGGCGGAAATAACCAAAACCATAATTCTGCTGGCAATCACAATTAGTTGAAGATTTGCTTCAAAGGTGAGAGCGGGTTGGGGATCTTTGGAGCAAAAAGGTGGTGGCCCAGGTGTGACCGCGTCGGGCCACCACTTTCTAGAAGAAACCTCTTGACTTTATCTAAAATTTTAGGCATAGTGGTGTTGTTCTGGAGCTTGCCTAGCCTCTCCCTTCTGTTCCATGGGATGGGTGAGTTCTGGAAACCCACCGCGAGTCCGCCACTCCCCCCTTCGGTTAGGATCGCGGTGGGTTCTTCATTTTTATGAAGGCCAATAAGAATTGTTGGTGTAGTCCGTTGGAATTGGACTGGTGGATTTAATTGCTCTCGCGGCAAAAATGCACTTTGTTTCCCATGATGCGGCTGCTTGACCGAAAGCAAAGCACGTTGGAGCATCCATCAAATTCAGGCTGTTATCATCAGCGATCCAAACGAAATCTGATGTACCTCCATGCCAACGATAGTTTCCTGCTGCGGCTCCAGCAGCCATTGCGAACCCTGCTAGAGTCGCTGCTCCGATGATACGAGCCTTGGACTCGTTGTCCATCGCGTAGCTTTTACCGTTGAAAGTGAACCCTGTTGCGATTCGGCGATCGCGCTCAGCATTCACTTCAGTTGACGTTACAACTTGAGCAACAGTTGACCAAACATATTTTGGAATACCATTGGTAACAACAACCGAAACTGATGTTGGAATACGACCAGCTGGAATTGGATCGGCAGAAACAATTTCTTTCAATGTATGCGTAGCGTTTTCCCAACCAGCATATGCTGGGGATGTTTGATCATTACCAATCGTAAATGATCCACCAGGAAGGACTTCCTTCACGAAACTTGCGTCTGACTTCTTAATAAGTGCTAGCATTTTTTATCCTGTTGTAAAGTTCAATGTCTTGTTCATAGTATTTATTGACAGCATTTCGTGTATCTTCATTGTAAAACCTATCAACAAATTCCTTTGTATCATGACCATTAATGGACTTGTTTTGCCATTTCAATGGTTCCTTAACTTCAACTCCATATGTTTCAACAAATTGATTAATATGTTTTTGGATGTTATCAAATAGCCACCAAGTTCCAACTTGTTTACCTTGATATTCCAAAAATGTATGCTGTTCTTGATTTTGCCAAAGTGTGTCTGGATAATATCCACTCATGACACTTTCTCTGAAATGCTGAACACTCGGATTTGAAATCAAACCTTGTTTTGCTCTATACAAATACAAGCTCAATACACGTTCAAATGGTTCTCTGATAACTCCAACGATAGTTTCATTCAAATCAATTAATCCATGTTCAACTGCATATTCAACATCCATATGGGAATGTGGTGCATGAACACCCATACCTTGAGACCAATGATCAGTTGGAGTGTTGTAATATGCAGTGTAACGATCTTCAGGACCAACTACATTATCAATAAAAAACCGTCTAATTGATGTAGAAGCATTCTTCGGAACGTTGATGAAATTGAA